CATTTTCGTTGATGGAGTTACCACCCTCGTCAACCTGACCAGTGTTTAATAAGCTCATCGTTGTTAAATCTCCTTTTCTGAATTTTTATTTTGTTCCATCATGGCCATCTTTATGTAACCCTCCACGCTGCGCTTTGTATCTTTGGGACCGATGAGAGCTAAAAGCTTCATCCCCCAATTGTGGAGAGTTATCTCTTCTTGTGTTTTGAGGTTTGTGCTAAAAACATGATGCTCATGCAGTATCCACAGCAAGACAGATTGACCTGCTGGAGAGGAGAACACTGCCCTGAGATCGTTAACGGTTGTAGCCATCTTCACACCCTTTTTAAGTTTATTTTAATTAATTTATTTTACCTTTTGAGTTCTCGTTTTTTCCTCATCATATTCAGCTTTAATCTCATCAGGGTCCCAGGAAGGCTTGCCCTCTTCCTCTTTTTCTAGATCTTGTTTTCGTAAAGCTTCTTTAAACTTAGCTTTCGTTACAGGACCTTCTATTTCTACATATTCATATTGCCAAATTTTGTGAGTTTTACCATCTATATCGACGATATCTACCTGATGGATATTGTAGTTAATTTGCGTTTTTCCTCGGCTCCTTACAAATTTTACAGGCTTTGTGTCGGAACTTGCTTGTATAGCAAAGACTTCGTTAGTCCAAACGACTAGTGGTAGAGACACAAAAAAGAAAAACAATATAAGGGTAAAATATTTTGGGAAGCAAATTAGTTGTTTTGTTTTCATGCTTGTAATCCTCCTAAATAAAAGTATAATATTTTAGAGCTTTCAAGGTTAATTTACTAACATTTGTAGGGTATAGTTTTTATTTTGATTGGTGCTAAAGTTACCATATTTTAAAACAAGATAGCTGCCTCACGATATTCTGATTCGTGTTTCCTGACGAATTATTCAGATTCCAATAAGTGACTCCTGCATTCGCGCCATTATTCGTGTTGCCACTGAGTTTCGCCACCCGCTAACCTGACGTTATATTTATGATAACCTATAAAATTATCTTGACAGCCGCCCTCCGACATTTCGATACGCGCTTTCCGACGAAGCACTCAGAAACCAATAAGCAACCCCCGCATTCGCACCATAACCCGTGTCGCCACCGAGCAGCGTCACCCGCCAACCTGTGTCTTGATGATAATAATCCGTAATATATGTGCTTGAGCTACCTCCTACAGAAGCAGGTAAAAACCCCCTCGCAGTTTGTGCAAGGGTTTTTTGCCAACCATTACTACTTGCCAATGTTACACCTAAAGACGTATAGTTTATTTCTGTATCGTCAGCAAAGTGAGTATCGTCATTGCAGACATAGGGGACGTGCTCTTCAATGTTGATGCCATCAACAAATTTCCATATATGTCCCCATGGATTTTCGATCCACCTATAGGATATGTATGAGCCTTTGTTACCGTTGCCATTGCTTACATTCCAGGTAGCGGTACCATTGCTCAGCCCTGTTCGTTCGATGGGGTTCATGTTGTTCCAAGCGGACCAAGTACTACCATTCCAATCCGTTAACCCAGTACCTATTTCAGATTGACTGTACCAAGAACCATATTCAATCAAATAGAGAAGCTGCACAGCGCTTACAAGGTCAAAGTCCTGTTGTCTCCAGCCAGTTCCTCTGTTAGCTGCTACCGTTCTGAAGTTTGTTCTTATTCCATAATTCATGGGAACCTTGCCAGCCACGCTACTTAAAACGTCATTAGACCAGTCTCTTTGGGTTTGAATTGTGCAAGCTACACTAGATTCATTCGTTAAGTCACAATCGACAGTTATTACAGTATCAGTTACATTTGTGATTCCGCAAGTAAGATTATTGCTAGCTGTATCAGATATGACTATTGTGTCAACTCCTGCCTCGAGATTGGTGAAGGGATGAGTTAAAGTATCGCTAGTAATAGTCTCGGCCGTGCCATCAAAAGTCATCGTATAACTAGCATTAGAAGGCAAATATAATCCATTAACATATTTACCCTCTGAGGTGTCATACAAAACTCCTTCATAGGCTCCTATATATCTAGCAGTTACATTAGCTCCATTTTTCTGAAAAGCATGATGGAGTTCATATCCGGGCAATTGATTATAGCTTATGGAGTGACCATGCCAGCCATTATCGTACCAATATTTGTGATAGAAGGCTGGAATTTCTACCATGACTTGACCATCATCTCCATTGAAGACGCCCGTACAGATTTCAAACTCTTCATCAGAGACGAAGATATCATCTTGAAGGCTAAGAGTATCGTTATCGTCTTTAGCTGTAATTAGACTATAAGTATCATCAGTTTTATTATGGGCGTAGTGCCCTACATAATCTGACGCGGAGCCTGTAAAGACATCTGTAGCTTTCAATTTTTTTGTAGCCGTTGCATCACAGGTCCCTGAAGTTGACGGGTCTATGCCTTCCCTATTATAGCCGTCAAGATAATAGACTACAGTACCATTGTCTGCTAAAATACAGCGCTTTATATCATAATGAATGAAAAAATAGGGATCTCCTAGACGGATATAGGTATCTTGATTTTCGTTCCACAGGATACCATAGGCCAAGCCTGCATAGCGTTCATCAAGAAAATCTAGGTCAATTCCACCGCCTCTAATAGGACCACCTCCAATAGGACCTGCTGCAAAAGCTGCTCCTAAAAGATAGCCAAAAAATAAGATGATAAAAGCTGAAAGTTTTTTCATTTTTAATTACCTCTTTGCGCGATAATATGTTACTATTACTGTAGCATCTCCGCTAACACCTATCATCTTGAGATTTTTTATCGCCCATCCGTCATGTAACCATAAGTTCTGAAGAGCACTATCAGATAATAGGTGTCCATCTGAAGAGCTAGGATTTCCCCCATCTATTCTGTAGCGTATAGGGTTATCTTCTACTGTTAAAAAAATAGCCCTTGCAGAATTTCTGTAAGTTTCATTTAGTATAGAAACTGAGGAATTAGTAACGGTTATTTTTTCATATGCAAACGGAGTATTATCTTCAATGATAACATCCATAAAGCCCCATACATTACTAGAAGCTAAGACCATTATTGATAGAACTAAAAATAATATTTTTTTCATTTTAAATGTTCCTCCTTTTTTTCTAATAGCAAAGACGACCAGTGATACACCTATGGGAATAGCTTGATGGCAAGCCAATGTCCAGATAAAAGGCGCCTGCCATATCACCATAAGCTGCGTTCCCGCCCATTACCATTACAGTCCATCCGCTTCCCGGCCAGTAGTAATCAGCAATGTGAGTGCTTGGTTTTGCGCCAACAGATGCAGGCAGAAACCCCTTTCCGGTTTGCTTTAAAGTTCTTTGCTGCCCATAGCTATTCGGTAATGTTACGCCTAAAGAGGTATAGCAATACCCTCTATAATCATCAAAGAAAGTGGTATCATCATTACATACACAAGGGGTCCGATTGTCGAGATTAACACCGTCAACCCATTTCAGGAGATGTCCATAAAAATTCTCGATTCCCCTGTAAGACATATATGAGCCCTTAATTCCATCACTATTTGAGACGCTTCCGGTTGCACCCTTCGTGACATTACTTAGTCCGGTTTTTTCGATAGAATTAAAATTATTCCAGCCTTCCCAGGAAGAGCCCCAGTCCGTTAGTCCTGCACCTATCTTAAGTTGGCTATTAAATGAGCTATACTCAATTAGATAGAGAAGCTGAACTGCGCTCATGAGATCAAAATCCATCTGTCTCCAGCCATCTCCCCTATTAGCTGCTATTGCTCTAAATTGTGCCCTCGTTCCGTTGGTTATGGGAGCCTTTCCAACTACACTCCCGAGAATGTCATGCTTCCAATCTCTCTGGGTTTGGATAGTGCAAAGTGCATGAGGTTCATCTTGTAAGTCACAATCAACGGTTATAGTAGTATCTGTTACACTTGTAATTTCACAAGTGTGATCGTTATGCCGTGTTCCCGAGATGACTATGACATCAACCCCTGCTTCGAGATTGGTGAAAGGGTGGGTTAAGTCATCACTAGTAATAGTTTCAGTCGTACCATCAAAGGACATTCTGTGTGGAGCTTTGGAAGGTAGGTATAAGCCATTGACATACTTGCCTTCTGAGACATCATACAGAACTCCTTCATAAGCCCCAATATATCTGGCTTCTACATCAACCCCATTCTTATGGAAAGCTGGATGAAGGTTATAGCCAGGCAAAGGGTCATAGCTCACAGAGTAACTGTGCCAGCCACCCCAATACTGATACTTATAGTAAAAAGCTGGAATTTCCACCATAACTTGGCCATCATCTCCATTAAAGACGCCAGTGCAAATCTCAAACTCGTCACCAGGCGTGAAGATGTCATCCTGAAGGCCGAGAGTGTCATTGTCATCCTTGGTAGTGATTAATGAGTAAGTATCCTCAGTTATGTTGTGAGCATAATGTCCCACATAATCAGATGCTTCTTCTGTGAATACTCCGATGGCGATCAGTTTTCCTGAAGCTCCCATCTCGCAAACTCCAGCGGTTGAGGGTTTAGCTCCTTCCTGATTATAGCCATCAAGGTAATAGACCACTGTGCCATCATCTGCTAAAATGCAACGCCTAATATCTTCATGGACGGGCATGTCAAGCTTACCCATCTGGACATAAATATCCAGATTTTCATTCCAGTGAATGGAACGAGGCTCACTTTCTGGTGGGTGGATAATAGGTGCGGCGTCAGGAACTGGCTGTATACCCAATTCAACTGCAGCTATAGCACTATTCACAAAGAAAAACAGCCAAACTATAAGCAAGATTAACTTTCTCATCACCTCTTCCTTATCCAATCTTCTTGCGGTTATATCTCCGTCCGCCAAAAGCTCTTACTGCGCCCCAGTATATCCACGAAAGTGCACCATGACCTTTCTTCTTTATACACTCTCTGAGCTTTTTATCTGCAGCCTTTCTTGAGATATCTCCTGTGTGATAGTGCCAATCATGCTCTTCACAACAGTCATAAAAGTCAAAGTCTGGTGAATATGTACAACCATCTGAAAGAAATTCGACGGCTTGTTTGATATGCTTTTTCATCTTCTCTTTCTCGGCCTATCTATTTTTTCGACGCCTTCTCTATTGCAACGCCAGTCACCAAGCCAAACAGACCCGAAGAAAGAATCTTAAAAAGCTCAATCAACTCCGAGCAATCTGGTTTGTAAGTGGCCAGCCCAGCTAAAAAACAAACTGCCAGCACTACCAAAATCTTATCATTCATGATAATCCTCCTTTTTCTCATTCTTATTCTCCTCATCACCATTACCATTATTGTTATTGCTGCTGCTGTTGTTCCGGGACAGCCGCTGCCTCAGCCTCAGCTTGTGCCTGCGCTTGCTGCTGCATTATCGCCAAGATTCGCCTTTTCTGAACCTCTTCCTCGTCAATCAGCCCGCGAGCTGGGGCACCCGCCACACTGTAAGCATACCGCAGCAAATAATCCCAATCCAGGTTTATTGCCGTGTTAGGATTTGCCTGGAGTATGGGGGTTACACCTTCAATTGCCTGGTTTAGACCTCTGCTCTCAAACAGCTTTTTCTGAGCCACAGCAAGGGGGCCAAGATACTCTATATCAATCTTTTTTCCGACTAAACCTTCGGGGGGTGGCTCGAGCCGTCCTGCATTAAATTCAATGTTAAACGCACCCTCGATTACCTTATCCAAAAGCTCGTTCGTTAGACGCCCTACGATATTTCCCAAGATTGCAGCTTTCTCACCTTGCCGCTCCACAACTTCTGTGGCGGTCATAGCCCTTTCCTGGTGGGCAAACATCAAGAAGAAGTCAATGCTAAAGAAATCTCTAACGCTTTTCTGTATCTGCTCTTCCCTATCCCGACCAATTGGGAAGTTGATTCCAAGATTAACCGGGCTGATCTTGTTCTCAGGGCTATCAAAATAGTTAATTCCGTTGGGGGTTAGATCGACATCCGCATTTATTGGCACATTCATCGGCGGCTTAACTGAAAGCTGTCCAGCCTCGAGCAAACTTTTGCGAATGCTGTTGAGCGTCTTAACTGTGGGTAAAGACATCATGGCCGGTGAATATCCATAAACACTATCAGGGTTCTTGATGCAGCGCCACACAATGTAGGGGAAGAAGTCATACTTGGATTCACGAACGATCTCCCCCTTCATTTCATGATACCACACCGAACGCCAATGGTCCCCATCCGGAACTACTGCATGGATAAACTTCCCTCCCAAGTTTTTGCAACCAAACTTGTCGGTTGCCTGTGCATCGGTGTAAGTATCCTGGCGGAATACAGTCTTGATCTGGCCGTAACCATCCTCATCTATCCATATACGCGGAGGCGACATAACCTTGTAAAAGATTGACCTGTCACCCAAATTTTCCTCGAAGTAGAGTATCCCTGTCCCAAAAGTAATCCCATCAATCAGGAACTCAACAACTTCTGAGTAGAAATTGCTGCGCCGAAAGGCCGCATATAGATCCTTGACAATGCCCTCTAGCCAATACTTGGTTTCAGCGTCAGTATCCATGTCAGGAACTTCCAGCTTAAACCAATCCAGGGAGGGCGACATCAGGTAGCCAAACAAACCCTCTGCCAGCATACGAACCGCAGATACTCCCGTAGAATCAAAGAGATATTTCCCGATAGGTGATTCTGGAGTCCGGTCGTAGAAGAGGTTCTCACGATATGGACAGAAATACCGCGCAAGCTCTTCCCATGTAGGTTCGAAGGGGGTGCGCCTCGCTTTCAGTTCTGCAAGCTTTTCTGTGAGTGCTTTATCTATCATTTTTATAGGATACCTCGTTCTCGGCTAGGCCTCCGTAATAACCGCCCTTCTTTGGTCCGCCTTCTCTGCTCTTTAATCTTGCGCCTTGTTTCTTTCTTAACTCTCTCCTTGCGTTCCCTGATCATCTTTTGACCAACATAGAGCTTATAGATTTCGGCGCCACCACGGGAAAGCTCAGCCACAGATTTTGCTTGAGGCAGATCAACAATGGGCTTAGTATAGCCATGGGCCTTTGCCCACTCAGCAGTTACTGGCCCCTTACCGGCTGCCATGGCTGCCTCTGGGTCCCCTTTTCTTATCAGGGAGTTGATGAAAGTCCCAAACTGTGATATACTGCCACTAATTCCCATTTTCCTTAATTCTCCTTAAAGTGATGGCCGGCCACCAAGAAGACGCCTGGCAGGGGTCTTTTTCTTGAGCAAATCCTCTTCTTTCCTCTTTTCTATTTTAGCCTGCATAGCCTTCTTCTTTTGTGATGCTTCTGCTTTTGAAGCTGCCCTCTGCTGCTTCATGGACATGGCTGTGCTTGCTGCCGTAGAAATGGCCGACACCAACGATGCTATTTGTGCTACTGCTCCCATTTTGTTCTTCTCCTTCTTTTTTATCTTTATTAAAGTAATCGTGTGGTAAATAACTTCGGCTCCTCAAAGCCAAACATCATAACAAATTTACTCCACAATGATAGGTCACCGTGGTTAACATTCTCTGTACCTACCGCAGAGATGAGCTCAGTATACCCCATCTGTGAAATGTAGCCCATGAGAGTTTCCTCATCCCTTTTCATACGGTTGAATATCGTGTGTGAAAAGCGCACAATGTTAATATGAAAGTTGCCCGCTCTTTTCTGGGGTAGTGGCTCAACCCTTGCAACCCCGTAATATCTTCCCTGGCAATAGAGCTCAAAAATACCATCTGGACATACCTTAATCATAGCATCCTCTCTCTAGCTAAAAACATCCCACTCTGTTTTCGGCTTGCCTCTACGGGCCTTGCTCACCACAGGAGTAGCAAAAGTAAGAGCTAAAGCATCTGCACCATCCAGCATAACCTTGCCCATCCTCTTCTTGATATCATCCTTGCTTTCCAGTACCATCTTTCCTTTTACTGTGTAGCGATACTGGGGAGCAATGAGTCCGGCCTTGAGCAGCTTGTCTGTTGGTATAGAGGCATTGGGAAGCCAGTCTCGCATCTTTTGCCACATATATGTGCGAAGATTTAGTAACCGTGGGTCCGGGCTCGATCCTCCAGCTATAATTTCGTTAATGCGGAAGTTGTTCGACCTCAACAAATCGATAATTCCACCACCCTGACCAGAGTCAATATTTACCGCATCAGGTCTCCATTTCTGAATAATGTCTCCCACACATCCTGCAACATACAAGGTATCCTTCTTTGTCAGTGTAACCAGATCAAAAGCCGCAGGCCCTTGCCTCTTAATTATGACCGTCGCACAATCTCCGAAGCGAGCAGGGTCAACTCCCAGTATCTTGGGCGAAGACTCATATGCAGTTGGGTGCAGTTTGCGACCATAAGCTGCGTTTACAGCCTCTTCAGATATAAACTGATCAGTAGACTGTTTCGGGAATTTCCCCCTGACTCGGACGCGAACAAAGTCAGAATCCTCGCCATATGTATCTATCCACTGCTGGATCTGATGCTTATTTGTCCTCTTGCAAGTCCTACTGTCAATCTCCCAGGTCTTCCAGTATGGACTTGAGAAGCACGCCTCGAATGGAGTTCCTCGTCTAGTCGGGTTCCCCATTACGATAAACCAGCAGCGCCCAGTAACCATAGCGCCTTCGATCACTTCCCAAATTTCATTGGGAATAAAACTGGCCTCGTCAATTATGAAGAGGACTTCATCCGCGTGCGTTCCAGCTACACCCTCGGGGCGGTTAATGCTCCAAGGAATCGCATGGGCAAAATGAACACCAGGGTTCGATTTAAGCGAAAGGCGCGTTGCTGTCCAATCAAACCAATGCTTATTAATTACTCGCTGATGCCAAATCCCCAGCTCTTTCCATGTCTTTCCAGATAACTGCTCTGCTGTGTTAGCTGTAACAACTATCGAAGGATTGAGCCGGGTTGACAGGAACCACAGGATGGTTATGGCAATAACAGTACCTTTTCCGATCCCGTGCCCAGATGCTACAGCATAGCGGCCAGGCTCCCTGATTGTATTCAGGAACTCCTCCTGCCATGCTTCAAGACCGTAGATAGGCTTGATTTTCTCCCATGGAAAAGCATACTTCGCATAACCCAGGGGGTCATTGCGGAATTTCCAGATGCGCTCAAACAGAGCCTTCTCTACGTTCCTTAGTCTGCTCATTCAGTTCTTCTATCTTCCGTGCCTGTTCTTCTATCTTGAGTGATTGACTGTG